TGTTCTGGCCGGCGTCGACGACTTGTGAGCCGTTCTGCGCGCGGTCCTGCACCATCTGCATGCCCTGCGTCTGCATCCCGTTCATGCCGGCGGTGCGCTGCCCCTGATACACAGGCATGTTCTGGCCCGACAGCATGGCGCCGCGCGACAGCAGATCCTGAGAATACGGCTGCGCCCATGCGGGCAGTTCGGTGGTGGTAGTGGTGTGATCGGGTGCGCTTGAGCCGCCCATGATGGACTCCCTATAGTGTCAATTCGTAGGTGGTTTGCACCGGTTTAAAGCCGATGCGCGGCGCCGCTTTTCCCCATTCGGGCCGGGCCGAACTAAAGCCAATCGACTGCGCGCCCGCCTGTTTCGCTAATTCCTTGATTTTAGGCAAGTATATCCTCATTGCTGATTGCTTTCCAGAACAATAAGCCGCCCAGATGTCGAGCCGCTTGCCGTGGAACGTGGGAACCAGTTTCAGCACCACGAAGCCCAGGTAATCGCCATGCTCGTCTTCCAGCAGGAACAGCGCGGCGCCACCGGTCTTGATCGCCATGTAGACGTCTTCGGGTAGCCAGTCGTCGGAGGTCGCCCGCTTGACGACCATCAGGCCGGCGCGTACGCGTTCCCATTCAAAGGCAATTTCTGCAGGCGGAATCGGTCGCAGGTTCATCAGTTCCCCGTCAGCACACGGCACGGCACGAAGCCGCTAGGCAGATACGTCCAGCCCAGCAGAATCCACTTGCTGCCGGCGCTGCCCTGCTCGGTTGGTGCGCTGTTCTTCACGAAGTCGCCCACCGCATAGGAGCCGGTCGTCGGCACGTTCGGCGCCGCGTTGACGCTGCCGGCCAGTCGGCCCTCGGCCAGCGCGTTGACCAGTGCAGCGTTCTCGCGTTGCAGCTCGGCCAGGCGGCGCAGCAGCGATGCCGTGTCGCCGTTCTGCGGCAGGCGTGCGTCGGTATTGAGCCGGTTCATTGGTCGCCATCCGGTACGAGCGCAGGCGTCAGCCCGACAATCTCAAAATCCCCGGTGCAGTCAATGCGAAGCCGATGCCAGCGCCCTGATGCCAGCGGCTCGAAACGGTTACCATCGAGCGTGCAGGTCGACCGCTGATCTAGTGCGCCGCCTGACACATCGCGCGTGCTGTGCGTCATGCTGGCGTTTGCCGGCGGTAGCGTGAAGCGCGGCGTCACGCGGGTCAACGTGGTAAATTGGTCATCGTCGCCCAAGTCGCCAGTCGTCAGCGAAGCCGCCGCACATGGCCCGATGATCTGCTTGATTTTGTTGTCGACGCCGAACACGGCCATCACAGCCGCCGAGGTGTCGAACACCGGCGAATCGAACGGTATGTCAGGGATCGCATCGAACGTGACCGCCGCGCCCGGAGGCCAGTTGTCGTAGGTCGTGTCCGGCTTCTGGTACAGCAGCACGGATTGAATGTTCAGCGTCACATGGCCCCAGCGCCCGTTATTCAGGTTGTAGACGATGGCGTGCGACAGCGCCCCGCCCGTGCCATTGGCGGGATAGAACCACCACGCGACGTTCTGGTACTGGTCGAAGTACGCGCGAATGTTCTGCCGGTAGGTGCTGTCCGAGTGCGCAAAGAACCACTGTTTGACCGGTGCGCCGATAGGCTTAGGGACAGTCCCATCGAACATCCAGAAGTCGTCGCGCCCGATGAACAGGTGCGCCGTTCCGGTGTCGATCACGGCTTCCTGGCAGATGGCGCCGGCATTCGCGGCAATGAGATCGAACGCCCACACGACCGGTGGACCAACATAGCGCCCCAGGTACGTGCTGCGCTCCTTGTACACGGCCACGTCCTTGCCGAGTCGCTTGGCCGCGCGTATTTCTCCCGGCGTGTCGAGCAGGTAGCCGAATGCCGCCTGGTTCGTTGCCGCCGGCGTCCACGTCGCGTAATCGTACAGGCCGGAGCACGCCCAGGCATCCGGACGATCACCGCCGACATAGGTATCGTTCAGCCCGAACGCGAGGATGAAGCCGGAAGCGGTTTCGATGATGCGCGCGTGCGGCGCCTGCGCAATGTCCGCAAACGTGGTGCCGGTCGATACCTGGATCTGCTCGGTCTGGTTGCACGCGAGGGACACGTTGCCGAACTGCGCAAAGCGCCAGCGGTTTTCCGACGACCCGGTATAGCCCCCGGCGCGCGACTGGTCGACAAAGCTGGTGCCGGTCAACTCCAGCAATTGCGTCTGCGTGCCGGCAAACACCCTGCGCGCATTGTTCAGCAGGGACAACACTGCAGCGCCCCGGCAGGCGCTTGGTAACGCATCGGCTCCGGCATCGACCGGCGTCGGCGCCCCCGCCATGCCCTTCAAGGTCGGGATCAGGTTGTCGCACTCGGCAATCACGCCCGGCGCGGTCGGGTCGAGATCGGGAGAGAATCCGGTCAGCGGGATCATCGGCTGTTCCCAATCGTCAGCGTCGAGCCGCTAAAGCGTTCCACCTGATCGGCGTACAGCAACGCATTGATGGCAGCGGCATACTGGCGCGCAGCAGAGATCGCGTGCACGTCATCGCGGACATGCTGGTACGCTTCGATCAGGACCGAATACAGATACACCTGCGGCGCATTTTGCAACAGCCAGTTGGTGTCGTTGTCGCCGGCCAGCGGCATGAAGCGGCGATAGTAGGACAGGGTGAACTGCTTCGGCTGTCCGCCCTCGACCTGCACCACGCCATCGGCAATCGTGTAGTAGCGCGGTGAGCCACCGCCCGGCAGCAGGTTGGAAAACTCTTGCGGCGTCAGGTAGGCCAGAGAAGGCGAAGCGCCCGAGCCATCCGGCACGGTGACGCGCTCGACCGACAGGAATCCATCGGGCAGCGACGACAGGGACGCGGTTTCAGCAGCCAGCATCGGGCGGATGCGTAGCGGGTCCACCGACACGTCGAGGTCGCGGAAACCGTTGTAGATGCGCGCCTCGCCATAGGTGATGAACTCGCCCAGCATGTTGGACAGCGAATTGCGCCCCAGCCGGTTGGCAATCGACTGCTTTAGGGTCGAGAGCGTAAAACCTACTGGAGCGGCAGACTGATTAACAATGATTGGCATGGATTAAGCTGGCTCAAAGATTTCGTAAGCAACCGTCGAAGTGTCCGATGCGCTGCCGCTGGTGATCGTGAAACTGGTGCCGGCCACGCGCGCCGATACCCGCAGGAAGCCTGGCGTGCCGCCATCCGATTGCGACGTGAGGAAGATCCGGCTGTTGGCCGTCACCGACGTATTTGCCACCGTCACGGTGCCGCCCACCAGCGTTGCAGTACCCTGCTTTGCGTTGCTTCCCTCCTTGACCCGCAGGCCGGCGCCCACGCGCATTACCAGCGCATTACCGGACGCATCCAGCGACAGCGTGTCGGCCATCGCATCGGATGCGCGGGCGCGGAACGTGATCGTGCTGCCGGTCAGGTTGGAATTGGTTGGGGCGACGACAATTTCAGCGGTATTCTTGAGGCTGTTGATGGTGTCCCGGCCACGCGCCACCATCGTGATCGTTTTTGTCGTCACGCCGGCGGTGCTGGCGTTTTCCATCACCAGCGCATTCAGGCCGGTCGAAGAGTCGGCCTTGAACGTGCCGCCGGCGCCGAAGATCGCGCCATACGCGTCGACGTGGAACAGGGTTGTCGAGTTCACGCCATCCACGCCACGGATCAGGTAACCCGATGGCGACGTATCGGTGAACCGCTGTAGCATCAGGGTTTCGCCGCCGTTGACAAGCTGCTTGAACGACGCTGCCGCGCTCGGCTGCGCCGATGGATCGCCAACGATAACACCCTGCGTGAGTCCGCTGGTGTTGCGTACCTTGATGCCGGTAATCGCCTGCATGATGTCGACGCCGACATTCCAGCGGGTCGCATCGGTGCGGATCAGTTCAATGCCGACATCGGGATTGGCCGAGCCTACGCCATTGATGCTCAAACCCTTGACCAGCGCCGCATCGGAAAAGCAGTCCACGTCCAGCTCGATGCCCTGGTAGGTGCCGCCCGCGCCAGCCGCCGCGTTGATGAGCGCATTGATCGCCCACACGTTCGCGCCCGCATTCGCGTTCGATCCCTGCGCGCCGGCATACAGTGCCACGCTCTGCCCCACCACATCGGCGGGCTGGATCATTTCGGCCTGAAACGCTGCTACACCGCCATTGCTCAGTGTGTAGGGAATCCGCGACTGCGACTGGATATACGGGCCGACCGCGATCTGTCCGCCGTTGGTACGCATCGACGGGAATTTGTTCTGGCCGGTGCCGGCGCCCGTAAAGGTTGCCGCCGTGCTGATATCCCAATGAATCGATTTGGCGCCAGGAGCCGGCGTGGTCGCCAGCACATAGGACTTGGCTGGCACAAGGATTTTACCGCCCAGCGCCGGCAGCGCATCGATGGCGCGCTGGAAGGACAGCGAATCGTCAGGATCGCCCGCAGCCAGGTAATCGGCCACGCTGATGGATTCTTGCAGCTTGTCGAAGGCGCCGCGCTTGATGGCGCCGGCGCCGGTCTGGCGGTATTCGTTCGGATCGAACAGCGTCACATCGTTGTAGTTGATCGGCGTGATGCCGGTGCCGTTGACGGCGAAGCTGTAATGCCCGTTGGCCGCGTAAAACGCAAAGCGCCCGTTCTGGTCGGTCAGCACGAAGGCCACGGCAGGACCGCCATCGGCGGCATAGATCGTGGCCGGCTGGCCGTCCGGGTAGGTGATGACGGTAATCGTGGCGCCATTGATCGCCTTGCCACTCTTGTCGAGTACGACGTCAGAATACTTTTGCATCAGATGCGCCCTTCATATACGCGGCACGCCGCATGCTCGGAGAGGAATTCGTCCAGCTTCTTGTCGTCCGCGCTGATGATCTCCCAGCCGACACCGTACTTGCGCATCCCCCAGCTTTGCAGCAGATCCAGCGGGATCGATGCGGCAAAGTGGTCGCCGTCATGAGTCTTGGTCATGCCGTGGCGGCGCAGTTCCTCGTTGCGCGCGAGGGCGCCGGAAACGTCGGTGGATTGGCAGATCACGCCGGAGCCGTCGCCGTGCTCGGTCATGGTCAACTGGCTGTTGGCGGTGGCGTCGAGAATACGCATGGCGCTCCTGTGGAATTCGGAAAGGGGCCAGCTTGTGGCCGGCCCCTGTTACTGCGGTGCTACGCTGTCAGATCACGACAGATCGAGGATGGCGCCGTGCGCGCGGGTATTCTTGTTGATGAGGGTCCACTCGGCGTTCACCAGCACGTTCTGGGTGTCGCCAATCTTTGCCAGCGGCTGGTCCTTCATGTTGCGCAGCATGCCCAGAGCCAGGAACTCGGGGTTGATGATGGCGACTTCGCGCTGACGCATGTGGCGCGCGTTGACGGTCTTCACGCGACCGAACGGGCCGATGTAGACTTCCAAGGTGGCGGTGAGGGTCTTGTCTTCGGCCTTGTCGAAGCGGGTCGTGCCAGCCAGGAACGAGTCGAACACGGTACGCTGCGACGACGGCAGCAGCGCGTAGACCTGCGACAGGTCGGCGCCGTTGTCGAACATGTTCTGCATGACGGTCTTCATCAGCGCCTCGGTGAAGGCGCGCTGAGTACCATCGGTGGCAGCGGTGTTGGTGGTCGGAGCCGCAGCCACGCCGCCAGTGCCGAGCGACACGTTCGAATCCATGAAGCCGAACAGGCCGCGCGCCTGCGGAGCCACGCCAGCCGAGGCAGCGATGGAAGTGGTGTTTTGCAGCGCGCCGAACTCGATGTCCTTCTTGAGTTCGACCATCTTCTTGGCGAGCTGGTAGCCATACTCGGACTTGCCGCCGGCCTTCTCGACCACTTCCTGGGTGCCGGTCACGCCGAAGGTTTTCTCGGAGATCTGGGTACGGTTGTTCAGGCGGGTGGTCGGGGTAACGGCGTTGATGGTCGACTGGTTGCCCTGCTCGACCTTGTTGGCGGCAGCGGCTGCGTAGGTGTCGGTATTCCATTCCACGAACACGCCATCGACTTTTTCTTTGCCGATCAGCTTGACGAACGGGGTTTCCGAAACGCTGACGTTCCAGATGTTGTTCATCAGTTGCTCGCGGTTGCGGGTGCTGTTGAACGAAGCGAAAGTGTTAGCGACTTGAGCCATGATCTATCCTTGTTTAGAGAGAAGCGCCCAGCAGCGCGGCAAAGTCTTTGACTGAGCCAGTCTGCGCGAGGCGGTTTTTCAGTTTTTCGGTACGTTGCTCGGCCACGGGTTTCGCGGCAGGAGCAGGTTTCGCGGCCTTGGTCGGCAATGCCGATACCTTCTTGACCGCCTGTTTCGTTTCTGCTTGCGTCTTGTCGTAGGCGCTGGCCTTGTACAGGGCTTCCATCACGCGCTTGTCGGCAATCGCTGCCAACTCCTGCGCATTGAAGCCGAGTTTCAGGCCGAAGTCTTTCATCTGCTCCAGGTGCTGCTTGCCGAAGCCAGGAACCACAGTCGCCATGTGCGCGGCTGCTTCCTTGGTCTGCGTGGCAAACGTTTCCTGTTGCTTGGCCGTTAGCTGCTGCTGCTTCTGGCCGATCTGGTTTACCACATCGCCACGGCGCGCGCGCAGATCGTTGAACTCGGCCAGGTGCGTGCTGTACGAGAGCGGATCTTCTGCCCTCAGTCGCTGCCAGTCCACGTTCTGATACTGCTGCAAGGTGGCGTCGATCTGGTGCAGTTGGCCGAGTTCCCTCGACATCTGCGTGACCGATTCCATCTGCGCCTTGACGAATTCCGCCTGATCCTGCTTTTCGCGGGCGAGGTTCTGTGCCTTCTGCGTGTAGTCCTGCTGGCGCAGGTAGCCGGCCTTTACCTCGTCCTTGGTCAGCGCGACTTTCTCGCCGTCGATTTCCAGCTCGATCACATCTTTGGACGAGTCCGTTTCCGGTTGTTCGTCCTGCGCTTCGTCTTCCCCTTCGCTTTCCTCTTGCGATTCCTGCTCGGGTTCGTCCTGCGCGGTGTCCTCGCTGTTTTCCTGGTCGTCGTCGGCGCTTTGCGAGTCCGTTTCCGGTTGTTCGTTATCGCCTTCTCCGCCCAGCATCGATGCGAAACTGTCGGTGGTCAGTGCTTCAGTGGTGTCACTCAATTCAATTCTCCGTTGAGGTGTGAATCCGAAAACATGGTTGTTCCTAGACTCATCGGGCAACGATCAAAGGCTCGTTACCAGCCCAATATGCTTTACAGCGTCGAGCCGTCAGCGATCAAGGCTTCGATCTTGTCGCCCTTGACCAGCCGGATGCCGGCATACTTGCCTTCATGGATGCCACCGTCGACCGCTTCCGGGTGAGTGATGCGGCACACGGCCAGCGGCTGCGCCTGTTCTTCGATGCGGGCAGCGAATGCCGCCAGCGACTCGATAGGCTCAGGCTCTTGGATTGGTTTCGCTGGCTCAGGCTCGGCAATCTCCTCGGCGATAGGCGCAACGGGCGCCAGTTCAGGCTCGGGGAATTGTTCGGCACCGGGAGCAACGTGCTCGTTATCCTGAGGCGGCTGCGGCTCGATTGCCGGCATGATTTGGGCTTCCACTTGCGGCGCTACTTGCGGCAGTTGTTGAATCTTCTTTGGCCTAGCCATAGATGCGTTCCCTCATTGCGTTATGCCGAACCTGCATGTGCTCGGCGTTCAGTAATTCATTCTTTGCCACCGACCCACCCGCAATCGTGACCTCGAACACCGCGCGGAACTGTTTGGCAGCCCACAGCAGGCGCTTGAGTTCTTCCGCTTGCACGCGGTTCTCGACGCCGAGCGCGACCCATTGCTCGATCACGGTCTGCTCGATGGTGTCCAGTGCGCTTGAGATCAGCGGGTTCTCTAGCACCATGCGCGCCGCGTCCGCAGCGGCCATTGCCTGTATTTGTTGGGGTGTCGGTTCCATAACTCGTATTATGTTCCAAAAAGCAATAGTTCAACATCATTTTCTTCATCTTCGGCAACTTTCTGCTGCTCAAGAGCTTCCGCGAGCAATTTATCGATCAGTTGGCGAAGGGCTTCATGCGCATCGAATACTTCGGACACTGGCTGCATGGCGACAATCGTGCGCTCGGCGTACAGTGGTGCCAGTGCGCGGGCTTCCTGCTCGTACACGATGCGCGCGGCAATCGGCGCCAGCTTCTCGGCTTCGGGCAGGTCCGGCAGCAGTTCCAGCGCCTCGGCTTCCAGTTCTCGGCGGCGTGCCTTCTTCTGGCTGCGGCTGGGCTTGTGCGCCTGGTTCAGTAGGTCGGCAAAAGCGCGCACTTCGCGCACCGATCCGCCGCCACCTGCACCGCCCGCGCCTCCGCCATCGGCCATAGGCGTCGCCACGATGCCTTGCGTGACTTCCGGCCCATAGCCAGCCATCAGCATCACGGCGCCCGAAGGCGACAGTGTGACCGGCGCCACTTGCGAGACTGCCGGCGCGTAACCAGTGAATGCGAGCGCAGCACCAACCGGCGCCAGCGTGACCGTCTGCCCGACTATCGGCGCGTAACCACTGAGCATCAGTGATGCGCCAGAAGGCGACAGGGCGCTTGATTGCACGATGGATGGTGCGTAACCTGCCAGAACCAGCGCGGCTGTTGCGGGCTCGAGCGTGACCGCCTGCGACAAGGCTGGGGCATAGCCGGCCAGTGTCAGCGATGCCGAGGATGGCGCGAGTGTCGACGCCTGTACGATGCTCGGCGCGAATCCGGCAAGCGACAGCGATACACTAGCCGGGTCAAGCGTGAGACCGGATGGCGCGACCGATACCGTTAAATCGTCTTCCTCGTAGGCGTCTGCGAACAGTTGCCACGGATTGTCAGCGACTGCCGCCCATTCTTCCGGCGCCAGTTCCCGGTTCCACACCAGCACAAGGCCGGCGTGTGACTGCATGCCCTCGCCTGGTGCCGTGTTGGAACGGTTGAACAGCATCAGCGGCTGCTTGCCGGACCAGTCCGGCACGGTAGTGCCAATTGATGCATCAACACCATACTGGGCTCTGCCGTTATAGAATCGTACCCGCGTACTGTTACGGGTCGAGCCTACCGGCTTTGTAACGCCATTCGTGAACAGGCCGGTATAGCTGGTAGCAGATTCTCGCGTACTACTGTTGGTGGCGAAGGAGTAGCCGCCCAGCGTACTATCCGATCCCCCACCCAAGTTCCACGCGTAATACGGGCTTGCCCATGCTCCGGCACGATACGGCACGCCCAACAGGTTGTTGTAGGATGTGCCGGCAATACGCCTGGCCAACACAAAAATCGTGTCCTGCGTCGTGATCCCGTACAGCGGGTGATTTGCCGGCAGCGGCCAGTACCAGCCGTCCGAGGTCACGCCAGGCGTGTACAGCGTCTTGCCCTGCTCAAAGGCGGACCTTGCGGCGGCGCCCATGCTGCGCGGCAGGGTTCCGCTGATGAGGTCGGGTCCGCCCGCGACGGATGCGAACACCAGCCCGCGCACCAGCGGATTGGACTGGTCGAGCCTTGCTCTTCCCTGCGGCTGATAACGCATTGAAGCGCCCATTTACAGCGCCGTCACCGCTTGCAGGTACGCTTCGACCGTCACCGGGTTGGTGGTGTAAGCGTAGGCGATGGCGCGCAGGTACATCACGCCCTTGTCGAGCTTGATGGCGCCGCTGTTGACGCTCGACGCCGTAACATCGCCGGCCACCGTGTAGTAGTCATACCAGTTGGTGCCATCATGCGATGCCTGAAATGTCAGCGACAGCGCGACACCGGGCGCAGTGCCATTGGTGATCTTCCACGTCAGCTCGCCGTCATAGTAGGCGCGGCAATCGACGCTCGATCCAGTGATGCCGGGCGATGCCTTGGTGCTGCTGTAGGTCGAATTGGAAGTCGACGCCAAGACGGTTACTGCGGCTTTGGTCAGTGCCATTGCTTCTCCGTTCCGTTAGGCAGTCGTGATCCAGCCCGCAGCCGGGCAATTGATCGTCAACGGCGAGTTGCTGGTGGTGGTCGCGGGAACGTCAGCCGGCGCAGCATCGCCGAGGAAGTGGCCGACAATCGGATTCACTTTACCGTTGAAGGTGCCGACCGCGTAGATGACGCCACGACGCCAGGCCGGGAAGCCGGCGCCGGTCGCGGTCCAGCTTGCGCTGCCGGTAGCGAATTTGACGGTACCGCCAGTCTGCGACAGCGCGACCGATGCCAGCGCGACGCCACCCGCCGTGTAGCCGTTGCCGGCGGCGATCTCGTTGGCCGACACATCCGCGAACACCTCGTTACCGGTATCGGAGTTGTCCGGGGTCCAGGTCGAAGCGATCAGCGCCAGTTTAAAAGTGTTGGCCGGGTTCAGCAGGTTGGTAGCCGACTCGATGTTCAGCTTGGCCTTGTTCGGGATGATGAGTGCGCCTGATGCCATTATTCAGCCTCTTGGGTAAATTGTTGTGGGTCGATCTTGACGGCGTGCGATGCCTTGCCATCCGGGCCGCGTACGATGTGCGTTTCCATGCGCGCGTGGGAGTCGAGCTTTTCGTGCAACGCGCCGAGGGCATGCAGGACTGGTGCGTGATCGGCTGCGATCTTCCCGCGAGTCTCGGCTTCGACGGTGGCGTGGTGGCGATCCAGTTCGATCTTGTGCTGGAGTTCGGCATTCTTGAGGCCAAGGTCGATTTCCTTGATGCGCACTTCCTTGTCCTTGATCTGCAAATCCATCGCCTTGAGTTGCGTGTTTGCGGCGAGGGCTTCGCGGTCGGCCTGCTGCTTGGCCTGGATCTCGGCCATCTTGCCCTGCTGGCGCATCTGCTCCTGTTGCAGCGTGGTTTCGGCCAGCAGTTGCTCCGGTGACTTCTGCGGCGCTTTCGGCGGCGTCTTGCTCGGATCGGTCAGCAGCTTGGCATCGGCGCCTTGCAGGTTGCCGGCCTTCAGCAGGCGCTTGCCGAGCTGGTAGACGTTCTCCGGCGTCACCACGCCGACCATCGCCGCTTCCTGGAAGAATGGCGTCATCAATTGCAGGAACTGGACCTCTTGCGACTTGTCTCCGGTGCCGAGACCCACAGCAATGTTGACGTCCATATCGCCCGACCACTGGCGCGGGTCGTAGTCGATCCATTCGCCGCGCAGGCGCACGGTGGCCGGCTTGTCCTGATAGGTGCAGGTCAGTTTCAGCATCTTCTGGAACAGTGCCTTGACGCCGCACTCCGCGAAAATCCGCAGTGTCATTTTCAGGCGCTGCTGTGCCTGGCTGAGGAACTGTGCGGCGCCGCTGGCGGTCTTGTGCAGCGCGTCGGCGTCGAGTCCCTGCGTGTAGCGGGTCACGCCAATGCGCCCTTCGCGCACGGTGTCCATCAGCTCCAGGCCTTGCAGCGATTCATTGGCAACCAGCGTGCTTTGCATCGGGCCGGCCATGCCCGGCTGCTTCATGCGCACGACCTTGCCGATGCGGGTCGACAGCATGTCATCGAGATTGACCTGGCCGTCGACTGCGAACGACGTCGGGTTATTCGCTGTGTACAACGAATCGAGATACTGGCGCATCAGCGAAGTCTTGGTGTCCTGCACCTCGATCATGGCATCCGCGTAGGCCATGCCGATGACACGGTGCGGCAGCAGGATCGGCGACCACATGCAATATTCGTGATCGTCCACCTCTTCATTTTCAAGGAAGCCATTGCCACCCTGAAGAACGCGCCTCCACTCAGCGATGCCATCGCCGTTGAAGTCTACCCGCGCGAAGCCATAGAACAGCCACAGCTTTTGCATGGAAGTGTCAGCCTGCGAATCATCAAGGCCATTCCATGTCGTGTCCTGATTGCGTAGCGCCAGTTCGCTGATGCCGCTCGGGATATCGTACTCGGACAGGTTTTCGACCTCGGCCTTCTTGTAGCCCATCTCGATCAGGTCGGAACGCGTGTACTGGCGGAACTCGCCAATGACTGATGCCTCCTCAATCTTCTTGGCGCCGCGGCTGATGACGAACAGTTCCGGCGGCACGTTGTCGGTGCGGGCGCCGCGCGGTCCCTGGTCGATGGTCACGTCGATATCATGGAGTTGCTGCGGCGGCTGCTGGAGCATCGCGGCAATCTGTTGCTGCTGCTCGGGCGGCGCACTTGCCATGTGTTGCTGTGCCTCGGCGCGGTGCTGCTCGTCGTCCGGGTCAGGGTAGGCATCGTGCGCGGTGATCGTGATGCGCTTGTCGTTGACGATCTTGACCAGTTGCGCGTCGGTCAGCCCCTTGTAGGACTCCTTCTTGATCTTGGCGCTCGCATCCCACCACACGCGGACCACGCCGGCTTTACTCAGCAAACCGTCCTTGATCCACGTGTTGAACATCACGAAGCCGTCGTTCTTCTTCTTGATGAGGTGGTTGATGTAGTCGGTGGCCTGCTCGGCGTAATCCTCGTCGCCCGGCTCGACCGGCTCGAACTCGCCAATGTGGTCGCCCGCGAAGAACGGCTCCAGCATCGACGGAATGGCCGACTCGATCACCTCGAACACGTCGCGCGATACCACCTGCGAGCGCCCGGCCACCTCGTTACCCATCGGCAGGCCGTAGTAATATGCCAGGTTGCGCTCGCGATCGCCGGCCAGGTTCGTACCTGCCCATGCAGCCGCTTCCGCCACTTCGCCATCGACCACTTGCCGCAGGTCGTCGTCTGTCATTTTCGCCATTTAGACGATCCCCAATGATTGATAGTTAAGTGAAGCGCCCCAGCTTCCAGCCTGCGTGATGAGGCCGGCGCTCTTGGCTTGCGCCCATTGCCGGAAGGCATCGCAGCCCTCGCTGGTGTGATCCTTGCGCGGCTCGTCGCTCCATCGCGAGTCATGCTCATTCCACCGCTTCTTGTATTGCGTCAGGTGCGCGAAGCCGAGCTTGGTGCCTTCTTCATCGAAGTAGGCAGAGCCGAACTCAGCGCGCGTAATGTTGATGCCGGTGTTGATGTCGGAAATGCGCGGCACGATCTCGATGTTGCGCAGCCCACGTTCTTCCAACATTTCCTTGGTCGACTTGTTGGTGTCCGACAGCCGCTTGTGCGCGGCGTCGTGCGGCAGGAAATGCTTGTTGAAGATGTAGCCAGTGTCCTGCAACAGCTTGACGTAGTAGCGCAGGTCTTCGCCGTGCGCTTCCTCGTACTTGATGAATCGGTCTTCCATGCCGACCTGCTGGTGGAACCAAATAGCCACGCCGTCACTGTTGCCGATGTCCCAAAAGGTATTCACTGGCACGTCAAGCATAGGGATGCGCAGGATGCGGCCAGTCTTGCGCACAGCCGTTACCTGCTTGGTGTAGTAGCAGCCTTCGGTGGACACCTGGAACGCCTCCTGCGGCGTGCTCGGATACTCCTGCCACATGCGCTCGTCTTCGCCGGCAAAGTCCGTGTCGCGGGTCGCCACGTACCAGGCGCGCTGGCCGGCGTCGATGGTCGTTCCCATCGTTGCCTCGATGGCGGCAAAGTAGTCGCGATCCTTGTCGGTGATGACGGCGGAGCCTTCCGGCATCCGGTAGCCATCCTCCTGCCACCAGGGGAAGAAGTGGAAGCGCCAGTCCTTGGCCGACAGCTTCTTGCCCTGCTCCTGCTGCGCGATGGCGCGCTGGGTCATGGCGTGGAATTCGCCCTCGGCGCCCTCGGCGGTCGACTCGATGACCGTGATGCCGTTGGTCGGCACGGCAGGAATCGAACCGGTGACGACTTCCTTGGCCTTCTCGGGATACTTCGCGCAGATTTTGCCGAACTCGGAGATATGCAGGCGGTGGATGGTGCCGGAGCGCATCGACGTAGCTACACGCACGGACGAGTTATTGTGCGCGAACAGCAGCTCGTCGGCGTTGTCGGCCTTGAGAGGCATTGCCGCCTTGAGTTCGGGCGGCAGGTTCTCGTACGCAAACTTCACCTTGTCGCGGAAAATGACCTTGGCGGCTTCGCGGTCGTGCGCAATGATGCCGCAACGGCTGTTAGCATTGAACAGCGCGTGATCCAACCAGGCAATCGCGATCAGCGTGGTAAAGCCGAGCTGGCGGGCCTTGAGGATGATATTGCGATGGTGCAGGCGATCCAGAAACCGGCGTTGTGCGCGGTTCGGCTTGAACTGCATGACCAGCCCTTCGCCTTCACCATCGCCCTTGACAATGATCTTGTACAGATTGCACAGCCGCCACATGGGGTCAGCCAGCAACTGCTGGAGTTCCGCCTTGGCGTCACTCGTCATCAGGCACGACTTTCAGCGAACTACCATTCACAGCGGCCAGCAGCGCGCCCAAGGCGTTGCCGGTATGTTCCTGCGTCACCTTGTCGCCGTACTTCTTCGGCGCCATCTTGGACGCCAGCCACTTGCGGGAGTCAACACGCAGGCGGGAACGGGCGATGACTTCCTGATCCGTGCGCGTATTGCCTTCGGAGTCAAGATAGGTGTCGTTGCGCCCATCGTCAGCGATCTCAAGGATCTCGTCGGCCAGGGCATCGGCCTGAGCCTCGCGCGCGCATGTGTATTGCTCGCGGAACTCGTCATGCTTTGCCAACCAGCGGAACACGGTCGCACAGTCGGGCATCGCATCATCACGACATATGGCGCGCAGACTCTCGCCTTCGGCCAGGCGTGCGCAGATCGCAGCGGCAGTATCTAGCGAGTAGTCGGAGGGACGGCCCATGCGTGCTGTTCAGTATGTGAGGGGAATGGCGCTAGGTTGCCACCAATCACTGTTGATGTCAAGAATCTATTGATTCATGGCAAGCACGGACCGGTGAAAAATATTTTCATCTTTCCATCAAATCCACTTGCTAATGCACGGAATCCGCGTATAATGAACTTCATCGACACCACAACAACGAAGGGGAACAAAATGAACAAAGTTACCAACCTGCTGAACATGATTGCTGAAGAACTGAACACCACCGACAAGAACCTGGTCATCAGCGTGGCGATGAGCGCGCTGGTCAAGTCCGGCGCTGAAGTCGACGTGGCATTCGAGCTGCTGTTCGGTGAAGGCGCCTGGAAGAAGTTCGCCGGCAACCTGTACGACGCGCTCCGCGCCAAGGCAGCAACCGCATGATGCGGTTTTTCGTTAGCCCAGACCGTATGCACGCGGTCTGGCGTCATGAACTCGATCCGCGCGAAGGCACTGAATACGCGGACTGGATCGACGTTACCGACATGGACGACGCGCAGTTTGATGCGTTCATGAAGGAGCATCCGATAATCAAGGCGCGCGCCAACCAATGACACCAACACCCGATCAGATCAGGACAGTTCGCCAGTCGGCGGGCTTGTCGCAGACCGCAGCCGCTACCCTGATTTACTCCACCCTGCGCACCTGGCAGGACTGGGAAGCAGGTAAGGCCAAGATGCACGCCGGCCTGTGGGAACTGTTTCAAATCAAGACGCAATGAAAAAAAGCCCGCTGGTTGCGCGGGCCAAGCTCTGCTACGGGAAAGGGTTGTGGTGCCGTCCACAAGTTCCGGTTCGTTTCGACGGCGCTACCGGCTTGCACAGCTTACGCTGCTACCACACAGCATGAGGCAGGAATCGAACCTGCATCTACGGCCGGGAACCCCCAACCCCCATCCCGGAATCGAACCGGTCGCGCGAGACATTTGAAACGCGCTATGCCAACGCCCATGTTGTGTGGTGCTTGTCTTTCCAAGCTGCCATCCGGTCTTTGTGCAGTACCGAAACTCTGCTGTGGTGGCCAGTGCTGATCTCCGGCTTCGCGATTTATCGAGGGCATCGCGTGGCCCCTAGCGCATCAGCCTGCGCATTCACCACACGACTGCACCCTGGAAGCGGCTGTTATGCCACCTTATCGAAGAACACAGGGCGCATGCGTGTGGCCCCTAAAAAGTCCCGGCGCGCTTTTCAGCAGCGACCGGGTAAAGTCCAAACTAGGGGAAAGCGTCTGAAAGAGACAGCCTCAATTTACTCCCGTTGTTCCTTTGCGTCAACAAGTTTTGGCTACTGCTTTGGCTTTGCCATCTGGTCCAGTTGATCCGCAATCTGGCGAAAACTCATGGCAACGCCGGCGCGCACGCTCACATCGGGGATTAGCTGCGCTGCTGTCATAATCATGTTTAGATTCGCGCCAATGACTACAGCCGCGCCTTTACCGCCGCACTTCTTTGCAAGTTCATTGGTCAATGCTTCGATCTTGCGTTCCATGTCGCTCATACGGTGCTTTCTTTTGTGGTTGGGATACTGTCTTGTTTCGGCAATGGCGGCGGAACATACACCTTGCGCTCCTTGCGCCCGAAGATCGCTTCATGGCGGGCTGCGAATTCGTCAGCAGGCACAGAGTACGGCCGTGGGCTTGAACCTTTACCGGCGCTCATTGCTTCCTCCGATTCCAGCGCTTGATGGCTAGATCCTTGTATGCGCCTGACCCGCGCTCATCGGCCTGTTTGCTACCGTCGCGGCAGGAAGGCTGTACCGCGCAGCGTGCGTTCACGCATTTTACGGCGCCCCATGCATTGCCATCCAGATCCGGGTTTGAAGGCATTACGTGCGGGTTCTTTCCGCAGAATGGACACGGCAGCGGTGTCAGGCGGGGCGTGCTGCCCTTGCCTGCGCTCATTTGCCCACCTTAGCGATCGTTGCAGCAATGTCAGGCGTTCTGAAAACTGTTTCCCATGAGCGATGCTCACCCTTGCATTCATTCATGACGGCTTCGGCAACAAGCCAGTCCCGCGCCTTCCTGTCGCCAATAGCGCAGTCGAATTCTTCGCGCGTCACCACTTGGCCGTTGTCGATGGCATGGCAAATGACGTGATTAACCAAATCGCGGCGGTCTTCACTTGCACTCGTATCGCGGCGCGACAGGCGATCCTCGATAATGTTAAGCTCATTATCCGTCATCGTGGTTTTCGGATACTCGCGCGGCAGCTCAGTGCAATACTCGTAATCCGCGATGAATGCCGGGTCAGCGGTGAATTTCCACTTCTCGCTGGCGTTCTTGCGCATGTACACATCGGCGCCATTGGCCCATGCAACGATGGTGTCGTGATGCTTACGCTTCATGCTTGGTCGCCTCGATAGCGCACTTGCCAGCAGCATCCAGCATCTTGCTGGTGCGGTGGAATGGGCTCTTGTTGTCGTGCGCGCTGGCTGGCAGCGTCAGGATATCCGCTACCAAAGCAACCGGCGCCAGCGTCACGGCGATCCCTGCTTTGGTGACATTGGTCAATGCGCTTAAAATGCTCACTTCATCTCCCCATGATTTTTTGCATCGAGCGCATAATTTACCTGTGCCTTCTGCTTTTGAAAATGCTTGGTCAGTGCGCTGCGCGAGATCCCTGCCTGGCGCGCGGCTTCGGCCTGGCTCATGCTCGCGTCCTTCTGGAGCAGGCGCAATGCCTTCCTCATCTCTGCCGACTGTCGGGCGCCCATTACACTCTCGCTTTCACTGATTCCATACCTAGATTCTCGTTGAATTATTATTAGCCGTCAACCTGTTTTTGCATGAGTTGCCGAACAATCCGCGTGCGGGCTTCGCGGTCCTTGGCAGGACTGTGCAGGACACAGGCCGGATAGTTCCAGCCGCGCTCCTGCTCGAACCACGGACACAGCGCGCGACCACTTTCCGTCAGGGCGAAGTCGCGGCAGCTCGCGCAGGTTTCCGTCGACCGGCGGATCATGCGAAGCTCCGTTTCACCTGGGGCCTTGCCCACCACAGATCGAGCGCGAACAGCGCCACGGTTTGCGCCATGATCCACCAGGCCCATGCTGGATCAATCAGCCATTCCAGGCACAGTACCGCGCCAGCCAGCAGCATCAACAGGTTAGCCATCAGTTAAACCCGCCGCGGCGTTCACCCTGTCGGCGATCCGATGCCGATTCTTTCCTTGCCGGCGTCCAGCGATACGGCAGGTCATCGAAGCGCGTCAGGTGGCCGGTGTAGCGCATCCCAATCGTGCCGGGTTCGCCCTGGCGCTGCTTGGCAAGAATCCATTCACAGACTTCGCGCTCGTCGCCGGTCAATTCAGTGTTGTAGACGACTTCGCGGTACAGGAAAATGATGTTGGCGGCGTCCTGCTCAATCGACCCCGATACCGCAAGGTCGGCCAGGATCGGGCGCTTGTTCGGCCTTTCCTCGCACTTCCGGTTGAGCTGGCAAAGCAGGATGATGGCGCAGTCCAGTTCCTTCGACAGCGCAACCAGTGCGCGCGTGTACTCGCCCACCACTTCGTAACTCTTGTCGGACTGGCCGCCAGTGATGAACGAGAGTTGGTCGACCACGATCAGATCCAGCCCCGCCTTGCGCTTGACGGCACGGGCCTTGGCGCGGATCTCCATCATGTTCAGCCCGGTTTCGTCATCAATGAACAGGTTCATGTCGCGCGCCTTGTGGAAAGCTGCCGTCATGGTGTCCCAATACATCGAGTCTTCCGGCTTGTTGTCGCTTGGCTTGCGCAGCCACTTGATCGGCACCCGGCCCAGCGCCGCCACGTTGCGGTCGCTGACCTGATGGCGCGACATTTCCATCGAGAAGAACAGTGCGGAGCCATCCATCGACACGTTGCGCGCCACGCCTAACCCTGCTGCCGTCTTGCCCATGCCCGGCCTGCCGGCGATGATCGTCAGTGTGCCACGCTCCAGTCCGCCGTCCAGTTGCTCGTCCAGGTGCTCATGCCCGGTAGAGATTGGCTTGATGGCGCCGTTCATGCGCTGGGTCAGCACGTCCGCATAGTCGCCCAGCATTTCATCGATCCGCATCGGGTCGCGGCTGGTTTTCTTGTGCGCCAGGTCTTCCAGCCGGGAAGCTGCCAGATCGACGCATACGGCTGCCGATTGCGGCGAGGCTGCCATTTCCCGCATTTGGTCCGAAAGCGCCAGCAGCGCCCGTTTAGACGCCCTGTCGATGATGATTGACGTGTGGCGAGTGATGTTGGCGGCGCTGACGGACGACTGGCGCAGTTGGGCAAGGTATTTCAGGCAATCTTCAACCTTGTCTTTCAGCTTCTCGAAAACGGTAATGGCGTCAGCGCGCTGGCCAGCGGCGATCTGGCGGCACAGTTCGTCAAAAATCAGGCGGTGGTCCTGCCGGTAGAAGTGGTTCGCTTCCAGGTCGGCAATCCGGTCGAGTGAGTCATTGTCAGCCAGCAGGGCGCCCAGCACGGCCTGTTCTGCACGGATGGATACGGTGTGGTCTTCGTGGTCGATCATTTTATTTTTTATCCCTGTGAACGTTTTGTGCCTGCACGCCGTCAGTCGTCAAATGGAAACCACTTCCATCCTTGGCTGCGTACCATAAGTGAAACCAATTCCCGCGCACCGACTTGGAAAACACTGTGCGCCATTCCGTGTACTTCTTTTTGCCGTCAGAGTAACGGTCCTTGAACTCAAGCCAGTGCAGCGACAGGAACTCATCCGGTATGCCGGCCTGCGAAGCGTAAGCAAAGACAGGATGCTCGTTAGGGATTGGGGTTTCGCCTGCTTCCTTGCAGCGCTTCATGAATTCAGGGAACGTGATACTTCTTGCCCTCCCGGTTGCCCCCTCGGGGGGTATGGGGGGATTTTTTATTTCTTCTCTTCTCTTCTCTTCTCTGGTCCGCTTTTTGTCCGCACCGGATGCGGACGATTCTGCGGACTTCTTGCGGTCGTTACGCTTTCGTTCAGCCTCTTGCGCACGGCGCTTGGCAGACTGCCCGTTATGCTCATCGAAACGAGGTGTGCAGAGTGAAACCCCATCGTTTTCAAGCCACTCAACGGCCACCATTGCTGCCGAAAATCCAGGCCAGGCAATGTCTTCGTCCAGTGTTTCGACCGTATATCCATCAAGCCGTCCGTCAGCAGAGTGCGCGTCAAACAGACACCAGACCGCATGCAATCCGCCAATCACGCGCAATCTGTCCGCTTTCAATGCGGACGCGATGCGGACAACCTTTGGATGCGTGCGAAGATCCATCCTCATCTTGATCCAGTCACCCGCCATTTTTGATCTCCGAGGTGGACGGAAATTCAGTATCCAGGCCTACAAAGCGATTCGGAATGGGCTTGATCTCTACTTCAAGAAGCGTCGTCCGGTCCCAGTCTTGAAGCTGCCCGATGAGGGCTTCTGAGGAATGCACGTTGAGTGCGCACTCCAGTTCATTTGCCAAAATCCCAATGCGGAATGCATGTGGGCACTGCATATCAATTTTGTCCACGCCTGGATACCCATTAGCCCATCCGAGCAATAGATCCGCAATCTCGGCCCAACGCACGGAAGGAACGCATGCCAGCACGTCCATGATTCTGGCTTTAGACTCATGCGTACTTTCATGGCAGTTCTCGCAAAGTGCGTCAAAGTTCGTGATGTCATACTCCCAAGCCATCCTCCCCTTGATGTATTGCTTGTGATGAACGTTCAAGGTTGTCTCATCATCGCCGCAGATCTGACACTTGAAGCCAGCCTTTTCAAACACCTTGAGGCGCATCCTTTGCCAGTTCGGGTGCCGCAGTTGTTCGCTGTACGTCATCTTCATGGCTTCTTCCCTTCCTGGCTCATATCGTCAGCGATCCGGTCTGCACGGTCACGGATGACAGCGCGGCGGTCAATAATTTGCAACTCGTTCAAGCGCGCGCATTCATCCTCGGCCAGTGACTTGCTCTTGCTGGCGCCGGCCACGGTTCTAACGTGCGGCGCTCCCGGTGTTTCGTAGGTCAGCGTGTAGATGCCATCGGCATCAGGACCATCGACTCTGTATTCAAGCATTTTTCGTTTGCCCATAAAAAAAGGCTTCAAGTGCACCGTCACTCTTGCGAGCGTTGGCAGACAGGGTCACGAACCCTGCACGATGCACTTGAAGCCTCCGTGATATTAAATTGCCTGCCAAGGCAAGTCCAATTATCTCTTTTTGATTAACGACGCGCAACAGAAGAATAACCGTGACGCGTCACGCAAATTACAGGCCGAGCGCGGCGAACGGACTGGCGACCGGACGCGGCGAATAGTTCAGCTTGCGGATCGGCATCCCCTGCCGGCGCCGGGCGTCATACTTCCATTCTGCCGGCGTCTTCGGCCTTGGCTGGCGTACGTTCTTGCCCTTGCCGAACCGGTACACCGGCCAGCGGTGGCCGTTGGCCTTCGGTTCCCGCCAGCCGCAACAATGCACCTTGTTCTTCGACACTAGATAGGCCATGTACGCCAGTACCTTGCTCGGTGCGCTCATGTGGATACCTTGTGCAATCTGCGCCTGGTCGCGGTCGCCATCCAGCAACAGGTCGAGGATTTGCTTCATGCGGTAG